CGTGGATCGTGGACACCGTAATGCGAGGCTCGCCATTGAACTTTTCTCCGCGACGCAAGAGCGCAATGATGTAAGCCCGATCCTGCTCTGGCAGTTTGTCCATCGCGACGTGCCAGATCATCTCTTTGTTTGCATTAAGCCCGTGATCCGCGATTAGCGTATCCAGATCAACCATGTCCTCATCGCCAAGCGCAGGCAGTTTTTTAAACCCCCTCGCCACACGTTCTTTGCCGCTCATGAACGCGTAGATGTTCCGCGCTGTCTTGCCTGAGATTTCACGGCCCTTGCGTAATGCTTCCCAACCATTGACGGCGTCGGCTACTTTCTCAGAAATAGACCGGTGTCCGCGGTAGTTGAACAGATAACCGTTTGACTTGAGGTCGGTCGCAACGGGCGACAACTGGTAACCCGCTTGTGACAGGATCAGCCACGATCCGTTAGCCATGTCGATTCCATCAATGGTCGAGATGCGGCTAACTTGCCCACGATCTGTTTTTGGTTCGTAGCGTTTCGGGAACCGTCGGCTAATCCGGTTGGAAATGTTTTCCGCCACGGCATGAACTGAAGACGGCACACGATACGACTGCGCTAAGATCTCAGAACCGCCGTCCAGATTGATGAAATGATCGACGTCTGCCCCTGCCCAACGGTAGATCGCTTGGTCGTCATCTCCCGCGCAATACATCTTGTCGGACATGTCATCCAGAATATGCGCGATATCCCACTGCAACGGGGACAAATCCTGCGCTTCATCCAGAAACGTCAGCTTAAACCGGTGCTTGAACGTCGGTGCTTGTTCCACAAACAGTTCCAGCATGTCGGTGAAATCGCATAGATTGTACAAAGTCTTGTACTTGCGTAACGATTTATCGACGTAATTGACCGTATTCCAGTCAACATCCAGTTCGCTTTCGTTGTACTGCTCGCGCAATGGCACCTTACGAAGCCGCGCAAGGTTAATCAAACCGAGCAAGGGGTCGTTTGTTTTAGCCAGATCCATGAAATCATCCGAACCTTGTTTGGAACCAAAGAGTTCCACGCCGATGGCATGGCTTAGTTCCTTGTAATGCTCTGGTTGCATGATCTGCTCAGAGCTAATGTCGGTCATGGACAAGGCAAGGCTGTGCAACGTCCTGAAAAATATCAGATCGTTCTTGGCATCAAGGCTGAACCTTTCGGCCGCACGCTCTTTTGCTTCTGTCGCCGCTTTCTTAGTGAAGGCAAGGAAGGCAATCTCTTGAGGCAATACGCCTGATTCGAGCGCCTTATCTACCATATTAAGTAGCGTTGTTGTTTTTCCGGTTCCCGGTGGTCCGAAGATTCTGAACATTCCCGTAGTCCTTTGGATTGTCTTCTACCTTTTTAATAATCTGACGCACACGTTCGCGCGACAGCCCCATGCGTTTTCCGATAGCGGTCAAAGTCATGTAATACTTCGTTCGCATCTCGTAAATCTGAAAGTCTCTTTCACGGTTGTCCATTGGCATCCACCCACTCCTCTAATTCTTTAATGCCCTGTACGCGTTCTACAAATATCGGCGTGTGTTCCCCGATGTAAGAACCCAAAATATTAAAGTTGAAATACTCAACGGCTTCCCAGATCTCGCACTTCAATTCTCTTTGAACCGCCTGTATCGCCAAGTCGATGTCGTACACGACAACTGCCGGTTCTCCGCATCGGTGACCAACACCAATAATCGCATCGTCTAATCCGTCTGCTTTTAACATCAGAATGGGGCCTCTTCTTGGTCAAACTTAGGTTTCAGATCTATGTCTGCTGATTCAAAGGATGGGATAGACCACACGCGGACTGCCCGCCCCTTAATCTTTAACACGGTGCTTTCGCCGCTGATATCCCGCAAGCGTTGAGCAATCTTGTGCGATTTAAATTCAAAAAACTTATTCTTTCGCAGATGTGCTTCAAAATCCCGTAGTCTGAAATAGGTCTTGTTAGTGTCCTCGTCGGTCCAAGGGCGGCGGAGCAAGATCTCTTCTTTGTCCTGCGCTTGCTGTAAATGCCGGCAAAACTCTTCGAGGTAGTCGTAGAACTGGCCGGAGGTCGAAGCATCCTGTGCCACTTCCATGATTGCGCTTTCATTATCGCGCATCTCGCTCATGAGCGCGCTAATCCGACTCTCCCAGTTTTGTTTTGATGCTGTGCGAGGCATGAAATTGAGTTGTTCCATGCACGCTTTTTGGAAAGTTGCTTGAGACAATAGCGCATCTGTATCGAGTTCGAGAGGCTCGCCATTGACGTCCATGAACCAGACGGGAGGTGTGGAGTTATACTTTCTAAGATTTGCGATAGCCGCACCCTGACTTGCGGCGCCAATCCCAAATTTACGCGTTTGACAGAGGTCTTTGTTGCAGTGGGCGCAGATCGGCGCATCACTGCACTTGTAAGCGTAATCCTTTTTTTCAAGTTGCTTCGCAACGATATTAACTTCGTTGAGTGGTAAGGGCGGAGCCAAATACTGGGCATTGTACTCAAGTATCTTACTTTCCCATTCGTCCGGATACGCCTTGCGGAGGTAGACCCCCAGATTGAATAGCCCATTGTTACGTCCCCCTTCTGAGATTTTTTCTTTACACAGGTACTGTAAGCATGGCGGCCCGTCTTTAACGATAATCTCTGGGCCATTGGTGTTCTGCGTCAGAGCCTTAACTTGCTCCGGAGTCTGCACATGCGCGTCGTAGAGCGCAAAAAACTCTTCCAGAGTAGCTGAGGTGCCGTCGTCTTTAATCGCGTAGCGTAGGCCGTCTTCTGCGTCGTAGTACGGCAGATTCAAAAAGTTACCGATGTCGCCACGATCCAGATGGAGCTTCACCTGCTTTGGAAAAATTTCGCTGTTACCGTAGCCGAGAGCCGTCGAGATGCTTTGCAGAGTTTCCTGCATTAGCTTGGCTTCAATCCACTCGGTTGAAAACAAAAAGCAATGCGCGCCGCCAGATTTGGAGCGACACACAACTAAAGGCAGTTTGGCCTGACGGATCTTGGAGACGAGATCAGTGTGGTCCAAAGGGTACTGATCGATATCAATACAGCCCCAGACACAACTGTTGTCTTCGTTAATCGGAATAATACCGATGCCCTTGCCAGTTCCAGACAAGTGACCTTCCCATAGTTCCGTGGTCCGTGTTTCTCGAACGACGGCCGCTTTACCGGCGCTCTTGCCGCTTTGCGTCTTCTTCTCAATTTTAAAAGTTCCATACGCCTGTTCCAGACCGGCGAAGATAGAACTAAATTTTTCGACTGACATAGTTGATCCTCAAAAACGAGGCGCGCGAACGCGCCCCGCATGTCGTTAAAACGCAGGGTTAGTGTTTGTTTCCTCATCCGCCCCGTGTTTAACAACAACGTCACCGGCCATAATGCTTTCTGCAAACTGCTTGGCTTGCATATACAAAGCACCGTCAGACACTGGCTCTAAACGTGACATTTCCCACCCGTGCCATGAACCTTTTGAGTTTTCTTCTGACAGGGTTTTCAGCAGGTAAGTGTAAGCAAATCGCGCCGGAGTGAATGGCCCATTGGCTCCCTGCATCTTTGCGGATGCAACCATTGAGTTCCACTTGCGTGATTTCTTCAACTGCGTTGATTTCATTGCAAGTAACGCTGTTTCAGCCGAACCGTCCTCATTGAGTACGATAACGAAATGCTGATGCGTTTCTTCAATGTATTCGCCGTTCCCGCCGTCTACATACTCGCGGTTATCGGATGGATCGCGAGTTGTCTTTGGACGATCTTCGTTTGGCGCGTAGATCGCTTGTGGAGCACCACTACCTTGACCACGGGGAGCCCACTGAATAAAACGACGCTGATAGGCACAGGGGATCACCCGAATACCTTCCTTGCCGCTGTACACCGTACCGCTGACCGTGTTGTAGATGTCGCCCTTGCGTCCTTCAAAGTTTTCGTCGTCGAGCAATGGGTCGAGCGCCGAAACAATTTTCAGGAAAGGTAGGGCAAGATCTTCTTGCTCCATGCGAGTTCCGATGCCGGCATCGGCCTCGAACATTGTTGGGTCAAATTCCGCAATTGCCCCTGATTGCTTTTCAGCTACTGCTTTTGATGTTGCCATTATTTAGTCCTCTTGATTACTGCACGTTGTCCTACCCAAGCGCCGAATAGCTCCATTGGGAAGTCGTCACCGTTTTCTACGCGTTCCTTAATGAAGGCACGCAATGTCTGCGGATGAATATCAGTCTTCTGCTCCGCCACTAATCCCTGCTGTGATGCAAGGGCCTTGAAGGCAGATGCCTGATCGTCTTCGCCGCGGCCAAAGATACACATCACTTGATTCTTGATGATGTCGTCATAGCCGTTATCGCGGAGCCACTCGAAAGCCTGCGGCTTATCGTCAATGCGGATTGATGCCCCATACGTTTGCTTTACAGTAACGTTTGAGCCGTCGTCCAAAGTTATTGATGAAAAACCAATTTCGGTCAACATGGTCGGCAAGTCTTCGTCAGTCATTTTTAAAAGAGCGTTTTTCTCTTTCTTGAGTTTGGCCTCAAGATCTTCGATTTCTGCTTCTTTATTTCTTATTGCTACGGCCATTGAGGCAACAGTTTTAAGCCTTTCTTGGTCTAGCGTTTCTAGTTTTGATTCGGCAGTGTCCTGCTCCATCATTCTCAGCAGATCTGCTGATTCGTTTAGATCGCTCATGCGCTTTCCTCCGTTATTAAAGGCACCGTTTGGGCCTTGACATTTCTATATATAATCCTATGATTAGCAAGAGTCAAGGGGAAAGTGACATGAATTTTGAAAACTATGAATTTAAGACTAAGCCGTATGATCATCAGCTTAACGCGCTACGCGACTCGTGGGCCGCGGAATACTATGCGCTGTTCATGGAGATGGGAACGGGTAAGTCGAAAGTTACAATTGATACGATGGGTATGTTGTATGAAAAAGGTCATATCGACGCGGCGCTCATCATTGCTCCGAAGGGCGTCTACGATAACTGGGTTCGCAAAGAATTAGAAGCCCATTTGCCTGAGCGCATTGCAACGCAGGTCGTCCGTTGGACGCCTTCTGGTGCCAAGAGTTATCAGGACGAGCTAGTCAAGTTAGTCTACGAAGCCTTTGAAGGGCTTAAAATTTTTGTGATGAACGTTGAGGCGTTTTCTACCCCACGGGGTACGCGAGCCGCGTATGAATTCTGCAAAAAGAATCCTGATAATTTAGTGATTGTTGATGAATCGACGACGATTAAGAACAGAAAAGCACAGCGGACCGCGAACATTGTAGAACTGTTGAAGGTCAGCAAGTACCGTCGCATCCTCACAGGTTCTCCTATTACAAAGTCCCCGATGGATTTGTTTAGCCAGTGCGCGTTCCTGTCCCCCAAGGCGCTTGGTATTAACTCGTACTACGGCTACCAGAACCGTTACGCCGTTGTACAGAAGCGCACGATGGGTCACAAAAGCTTTAATGAGATCACCGGCTACCGTCGTCTGGATGAGCTAAACGAAAAACTCGATAAGTTCAGCAATCGCGTACTGAAGTCAGACTGTCTGGATTTGCCAGATAAAGTGTACATGCGGCGCAACGTCAGCCTGACCGATGAGCAAGCCAAAGCCTACAAACAAATGCAGAAACTTGCTTTGGCAAAGCTGGAGTCTGGAGAGTTATCCACAACTGCGTCGGTATTAACCCAAATTATGCGATTACAGCAAATTTGTTGTGGACATCTTCCTGACGATGCCGGTGATTTGCATACTTTAAAGAGCAATCGTTTGTCAGAACTGCTTGATATTATTGAAGAAACTTCTGGCAAGATCATTATATGGGCAACCTTTACGCATGATCTGAAGATTATTTATTCAGAGCTAACCAAGAAGTATGGCGAAGGCTCGTCCCGCATTTACTTTGGCGAGACGCCGCAGGATGAACGGCAAGAGATTGTTGAAACGTTCCAAGATCCTAACAGCGAGCTACGATTCTTTGTTGGCCAACCCCGCACAGGGGGCTACGGCATTACCCTGACCGAAGCAGGTACTATGATCTACTACAATAACGGTTACGACTTAGAGATACGCTTGCAGTCAGAAGATCGCGCTCACCGCATTGGGCAAGAAAAGAACGTCACTTACATTGATATTGTCACGCCAAACACCGTAGATGAAAAAATCCTCGGTGCTTTACGAGACAAGATTGATATCGCAGGTCAGGTCTTAGGTGAAGATACTAAGACTTGGTTGATCTAGGCCGCATCTGCAAGCCCAGTGATCCGATGCCCGCGGTCACAGGGCCGCCTTGTGCGAAAGCCCTATCAAACTGAAAGCCGAAACCTCCGGGGACCTTACCCATAGAGAATCCACCGCCAAGACCTACGCGGCCATCACCAAACTGGCCGGCACCTAAAGCTTGTTCCATGGCTTCTTGAGGAGTTGTTGGATTACCCATGGGCGTATTGATGGAATCCATTAATCTTCTTTCTTGCGGAGTCAAATCATCGACGTTTGGAACAGTCACGTTTGGCATATTGATCGCTAGATTGTCGTAAAGACCACCCATTGGTGTCGTGGGCGTAACTGGCGCCGATGCAAAAGCCGAGCGTTGTGTAGATAAGTCTGTTACTTCAGGAGTACCGCGGTTAGATAGGTTGACCTGCCCTGCAAACGGACGCGAAAAATCTTCGACAACAACGCCGTTAGGTAGCGTTTTTGTATAGTTAGGAGTGCTTGTTACCGTAGCAGGCGTCGTGTTGAAGTTCACGGTGTTTCCACGGCTATCTGTACGCGTATTAGGTCCGGGTTGCGTGGTCCGCGATCCCTGCCCTGTTTGCTGATTTGAATACGCGCTATCGCTAGTGGAGTTATTTCCACCGCCACCACCACCGAAGCAGTACATGGACGTCTCTGGATCAAAACCGATTTGTTTTTTTCTTACGATGCCATCTTCAAACATAATTCATCTCGTCTCTTTGCTATGCGTCCCAAGCGGTCTTTTGCGTACCGGAAAAAATGACATTCGCCTTTGACTGTCCCATATTGGGCCTGCAAAGTCTTGCCTGCATCCTTTACACATTGTCTCACATTTTTAAACGCAATAAAGTCGATGGCGTATAAACGGCCATCCTCTGGTCCGGTTTGCCAGTCGCTTGGTTGCAACTTATCTGTTTTTGTCAGATACCCAAGCTCTGTACACTCCGTTAAAAACGTGTAGGTAAAGAAGCCTATTGGCTCCTCACCGTCGTAGAAAAACTGAATCCTGTTGTTTTCAATCGCAGGAGTTATCCAGTCTTCCAGATCAGAAATAAACCACGGGCGATGGAAGTCGGACCGCATCATCAAGCTGACTGCCAGTCCGAGTTCGTTCACGAGAACAAGGTTCCTATGCCGCCGGCCGCTCCCAAGATCGGATCGTTAGGGAACATCGCCGCTAACTGCTGACGTTGCTGTGGATTTGCTCCGCCTTGTGGTGGTGCGGGGGCCTGTGCAACAGGAGCGGGAGCCGCGGGCCGTGCTTGAGAAAGCGGCTGATATTGAGGCAATATCGAAGGTGCCGGCCTATCCTGCGGCCTTTGAGGTAACAACTGAAGCGGGGAAATAGGAAGGTCTGCGGGATCGGATCTGGTTGGATCTTGTTCATCGCGCGTTGCTTCGCGTGGAATTGTCCGCGTTGCACGGCGCGGAACGATCATTCCGTAGTCCATTAACTTAGCTTCTAACAATCCCGCAATTCGTATTCCTTCTTTAGAATCGGGTTTATATTCGCGAAGTAACAGAGCTAACAAGTCAGGGTCCGTCATAATTTTGTGCATGACATCTCCGGCAAGAGCTTCCGGCAATCTATCTACAAGATCTGAAACTGCTTTAGAACCAATGCCTGCCGCGGTAATCGAACCCGGTCCACCTTGGCCGCCAGTCAACAAGCTATATACACGCGTACCGGCCGCAGAACCAGAAATCTTGAACCATACAGCCAAACCGGCGTTCATTTTCTTTGTAAGTTCTGCGATGTCTTTGCCTTCTGACATACCGGCCTCAAATTTAACGCCGTTCGTAACAAATTTGCGTAAGCGGTCTGCTTCGGATTGAGGCATCGCTTTGTTTTGAACAAGTAAGTCTATTAAAGGAACGGTAAATCGAGGCGCTACACCCTCTTTAACGCCAATTTCTGGCGGAACAAACAGCTTATTGTAAAGAACTTTGAAATTAATCATTCCGCCACTTGAGCCGGATTCCGTTAAAGCCCATTCAATTACTGCGTTTTTATATCCGCGTAATGCAGATTCGCGTATTTTTTCTGGCGCGTTTTCCGCGTAGCTCAGTAATCTGAGCATGTTAGGAAGACGATTCTTTTTATCTTTCATTGCGCGCTCTATGGCAATCGCAGGATTGGTAACTCCTGTCCCTTCGCCATAAATACCCGCTGGCAAAAGATCCATGAAAGTAATCAAACTTTTTACTTTGGCGGTCTGCTCTTTCTGTGAAAGACGTCTACCATCTAACAAGGCCGCTCTACGCTCGACATTTTGCAAGTCACGATATAGTCCGGGAAATTGAGACAATATTTGTTCATGCTGTCTCATCCATTTTTGGAATTGACCTTCGTTAAAACTACCGTCCGTATTTCGGCCTACACTAAAATGAGCGTCGCGTAAGAGACTTTCGATAGCCATTTCTGTTGAAGCTTGAGCCGCTTTAGGGTCAAAACTAATTTCAGCCCCAGTCAAGGGGTCAGACAATCGTTGTTTTCCAACGTTGTTTGCTAAAGCAAATTTAGGAATGTCTAGTATTTGCTCTAATCGCAGAGTTGTAGCGTCTTCTGTACCCGCGCCCGTCTTCTGCCACATAAGTTCCGGGGCTCCGCGATAAGCACCTGACGGAGATTTCTTTAATGCTTCTCCCGCATAACTACGGGTAAACGTATCGTTCAAAGCCCGAGAATACGATCTAGCAATGTTATATGCCGCACCAGCTTCGGTGGCAGAAATGCTGTTCATGTCCTCAAGTAACGCATCAGCAAACTCAAAAACAATTCGCGCTTCATCCACATCACCAGATGCGGCCAATTTTCTTCCACGAGCAAGGGCCGAGGACCGTGCTGATTGAAGCTCTTGTAGCGTTAAACCTTCTTTTGGTCGCGCAGTTACATCAAACTGACGAAGACGTTCTGTTCCTTCTGCGGCAACTTCGGCTGTCTCCTGTGCAACTTCGTCAGACGCTCCTGAAACTTCGTCAACGGTTGACGTTGGGGCAAAGTTAAAATCGCCTTCGGAAGACATGCGAACCCGTGTCATCGCCACGGCTTCTTGCACATTGTTTGGTCCGGCTAAGGGTACCGTGCTAGATGTAGCTCCTGCTCGAAAAGCGTCTGGACCGGTGCCGTTAATAATTGTTGCCGTATACGGAGTTATCCTATCCGAAGGGTCTAGTCGTAACTCCACCTTGTTGCCCATAGAGTCAACAACGGTTGTGACAAATCCGCCCTCTTCCCCTTTCCTTTGGAAAACTTTAAATCCGGAAGGGTCATCTCCCCGATCAGGCATCATGTTTAATGCGGGCTGATAAAGTTTAGTTTTTTCTTTACCTAATCCGGACAAAGGCCCTGCATCTGCGGCTTGACGTGTAGCGGCTTGTGCCCCGTCCGTAGCTCCATCCGCTAATGGATCTACAAATTCAAATCCGTAATCTCGGGCTCTTCGACGAACCCAATTGTCTATCCAACGAAGACCGCCTTCTGTTAACGCTTCTTGTTCAAACTCAATTGCACCTTTTGCAGTCAAGTCTGACCACCGTGCAATAAATCCGGGGATGTCTGAAACATTACCATCGGCATCAGCAAACTGCGTTAAAGACGTGTTTGGCACGGCCTGCCAAAGCTGTCTTTCTTTTGCGCGGGCCGCATCCAACTGAACGCCCACAACTTCAAACAATTTTACAGACAACTCTCGCGTTCTTTTTCGGGCCTCTTCTTCGGGAGCGCCCATGATTAACTTGTTGTAAGCTTGGACTAAGTTTCTTTGCGCTCGGTCTACTTTATATTTAAGCGATTCATCAAAAGCCTCTTTTGCAAGCTGACCCGCAAGTTGTAACGCGTCGGAATCCTTTGAAATAGCCAGAGCATAAATCGTGTTCTGAAGCGCCATTAAAGCTTGTCGATTGGCTTCGTTTCTTGTTTCACCAATTTTCGAGTTAATTTGTTCAAGCGCCGCTTCTACTGCAAGCAATCCGGGACTTCCAGACTTGGCTCCAGCAGTTAGCTTAATCTTCTTACCGCTCTCATCGTACATGACCTGAGAAAGATCGTCGGAAGATAGCCGAGCGATTACCTCATCGATATCTTCTCCGTAAGTTTCTAAAACTTCTAAGATTTGCTCAATTGCCTTACGTTCACGACGGCCGCCAATTTTTTCTGCAAGCTCTTTACCCGTTTGTTTAAAGCCCTTGTCTCGAATATTGGTATATACCTGCTTAATGTCCGGGGCAAGACCCACTAATTTAGGAACTATAGTTGCCCCGAGAAGAGTGGGAGCAACGGCTCCTACCGTTTCGTAACCAATTCGAGTTGCAGGATCATTTGGATCAGACTCTTGAGCGTAGCCCGCCCCAATAGTAGATCCAGCAATGGGCAAAGATTCGACGCCTAACGTCGTTTTTGGTTTTGTGCGCGCCGTTTGACCAAACGAAGTTAATCCTTTCTCTAATCCTGCGGCCATTTTCGCAGACCGGGGGACAGGGACAAATTGATCCCCTTTAATTGATTTAACGGTTTTTTCCAACCCGCGTTTGTTCAATGTTGAAAGCGCGTCCTTGGTTAAAGGACCTACAGGAACCTGATCTGTCAGCAATTTACGAACATAATCTTGAGCCGCGGTCACCGGTTTAACAGCGGTCATAAACGGATAAGGCAACCAAGCAAGGTTGCCCATCAAAGTTCGACCCATTTCATAGTTTTTAAGCGCGCCCGGAGTCATTACGTCTTCTGGACCGGCCAAGTAACTACGCGTTAAATCAACACCTAAATAAGTTAAAACAGAAGAACCTAATCCGGCTACCGCCGCGGCAGGGTAAAGCACTTGCGGAACCATTTTACCGGCCCCTGCTTGTAAAACTTTCTGACCCGTTTTAAAACCCGCATAGGCACTAGCTATAGCACTAGGCGCTTCACGAGCGGCCCCTTTCGCAAAATCTGTCAGGGTTCCTTCCGATAAAGGATTGCCTTCGGGATCCGTTGCAAAAGAAGAAATAACAAGGCTAGGAGTATAAAGCGCACGTTCAGCAGGGGGTTTATCAGCATATTCTGCAATACGGTCAAAAATCGGGTTAGTGCCGTCGGCTAGCGTATCGTAATCAAGTTCCGGATGATCTAATTGTTGCTCTTGAATAATCTGACGAGCAAGAACTTCCGCGTACCCTTCGCCATAAGCATCAGCAAATTCTCTAACCTGATCGTTAGTTAACGTGACCGGATTAATTACCGGTTCACTAATCCCCGGAATTCCAGCGGAAGGATTGCTTTGTTGAACCGGGAGATCGGGATTGATTTCAACCACCACCCCAGCTTGTTCAGCTTCTGTCATACCCTTTCCTTACTCTTCTTCTTTAAACAAACGTTGGAAACCACCGGCACCTGCCTTCGGAGCATTTTTTATGTCATACGCTTTTTGGAAAACTTGGTAGCCCTGTCTGATTTGATACAGTTTATCTATTTTTTCTTGAACTTCCGAATACCGTTTGCTGTCCGCGGGATAGTCTTGAGAACTGATTTCTAACAAATTGATAGAATCGTCTGCGATAGCAATCAGTTGTCTTATCTTTGATGCCGCGGCATCATCTCCAACGAAGAAACTTGCCGGATTTGCAGTGAGCTTTTTAAGTAACTCTAACTGCGCTACGCTATCTCTCAACTCAGCGGCATCCTGTAGGAGTTGAATATATCGTGTGTTAAGTGCTGTTGCGGCAGTGATCGCGTCTTTTTCAGGCGTGAAGGGTGCTCCGATTGCACCAAAACTTATACCTTCAACAAGGTTGTTTACGAGATTTTTAGCCAAGGCGTCTGAACCAAAGGCCGCGGCCGGATCTTTAAGACCCTTCGTAATTGAACTGGTCATCTCATTTCGGCGTTTTTGCCGTTGACTGGCAATAGATCCCGGATCTGAAGGCGTTAATAAGTCATCCACTTTAACGTTTGGCACAGAAAGATCGCCATCACGACGCTTTCTAATCGCTCCGATCAATTCGTTAGACAACGGATTTCCGGGGGAGAGCTTATAAACCTTGTTTTGTTCGTCCCAAACCTGCTTAGGATTGTTGTAATAAGCAATCGACTGGTTTAACTCTAACGTCTCTTCTGGGCCTAAAGTACCGTCGGCATAAGCTTTGATAGTTGCTGGATCTGAAATAAGAGTCGTGATCCGTGCTTCGATACTACCGCCAAGACGTCCAAGTCTTGCGGCCGCCGCGTCTATTTCTAGCTTCCGGATCTTATATGCTTGATCAAACGCTTGGTTTTGAATCTCAAGTTCTTGCGCTTGTCTTTCAAGCCGTAGCTTTTCCTCACCTTGTGAGGCGTTAGCTAACGTTCTTAATTCTTCAAGTTGAAGTCCTCGGTCTTTACGCTCAAGCTCAAGGCTTTGCATTTCGCGTTTCAAGGTTTGTTCTGAATTTAGAAGCTCTTGCGCCTGCTCATGCTTTAGTTCAATTTGCTCAATGTCGTAGCCGTTAGCCACGCCCATGCGATTCAGTTCAAGATCGGCTTTGATCTGAATGTTTTCTTTTTCTAATTGATCGGCAAGAACAAGGCTCGCTTCACTACCGTCTTGTCTTAATCTTTCGATGGATGTTCGGTTTGTTTGCTGAACATTTTCTAAAGCGACGCGGTTAACTTGACGACGATCTTCTAAACCTAAATCGTCAATGCTTTTAACATCTTGTAGTTCTATCCGCCCTGTTTGTTTCAATTTCTCCAATGCTTGATTAGAGGCAGATCCTAGCCGATCTTCAAGTTTGATCTTTGCAAAGTCCTGACTGCCTTTTAATTTTTGTAACTTAATGTCTTCTTGTGCTTTTGCTTCAGCCGTAAATTGCGCTTCGGCAGACTGCAATGCCGCAAGTTGTGCTTTCTTAGTTTCACCTTCAACAGCTTGCTTAGATTCAAGTTGTTTTTGTGCGCGAGCAGAAATCGTTGGGAATAATTGCGTTTGCTGTGACGCTTCCGCCAAGCGTTCCGCAGGAGACATACCCGGCCGTGACCCGGCTGTACTAAACGCAAGCGCGGTGTTTGCAATGTCAAACAGCATTTGTGCCTGCGTTAAATCTTTCTGCTCTTTTAAACGGCTGGCCTGATCGGTTCCCATGATTCTTTCGTACAAAGGAACTTTTTGCTCATAAATTTGAGTCAACCGGTCAGGCTGTGGAGCGGGAGGAGCAACCACCGGCTCTTGAATAGAGCGTTGAGCCTTTGCCGTACCACGAAGAGAAGCCCCTAGCGACTCCGCAGGAGTAAGACCTATTGGTCTTCCTATTACTTGTTCGATAGGCTCGTTATAAAAAGGTAAAGATCCAATACCGAAACGATCTACGGGCTGAGACATGTTAGCCTCCCATCATTGACATAATCCCGCCGGCCATGTTGCCTTCTACGGGTTGTTGCATCTCTTGTTCTGCGAGTCCACCAATACCTTCGTCAACCAAGGACATTTGTACAACAGGCTGTACTAAGGCAAGAACAGATTCGGGAGTTTGCATAGCGTCTTCTTCCCCGACTAAAGAAGCAAGCTCCATCCGACGTTGTTCGACAGACGCTTCATCGCCGCGAACAGAATTCATCATCGTTTCAAAATCTTCGGCTTCTTCTGGATTACCGATTTCTGGAGCAACTTCGCCCAACATTTGTTCAATTGTTGCAGGATCAACTTCGCCTACGCCCATACTCGCCATGTCCATTGCAGGTTCCGCGGGCATTGCTTCTTGAGGCATCATTGACGCAACACCTTGATCGACAGGTGCAGGCTGTGCCATTGCCGCCATCATCGGATCACCGCCCATTTGCATACCGACAGGTGCTTGTTGAGGAGTATCCATAACAAACCCTGCGGAAACAAGCTGATCCATCATTTGAACATCTGCTTCGTTGGCCATGTCCAACGTGACGCGCTCGCCGCTTTGTGGGTTAACCAAGGTCGCCATCTGGCCTGTAGGCGCACCGCCTCGTTCCATCATCTTGACGGGGCCGCCGTACCTAAACATTTGCCGTTGCATTACGCTTCTGTTCATCATCCGAATAGTCCTGCTTTACTTGCGCCTGCCGCGGCGGAAAGCCCTGCAATACCTAGCCCGAGGTATTGTTGAGCCGGTGAAACACTTGGTGCTGTTGCGGACGCAATAGATTGTTGCGTCGATGGTGCACCTTTATAAATATCTGATAAATATGAGAATCTTTGGTATGGCTCATACAACTGTGCAAGGTCGCTTTGACGCTGTGCTTCCAGTTCTGCCTGCTGTTGTGCTTGTTGACGCTGACCAATATCGAATAAGAATTGAGATTCTTGCTGACCCATTTTTTGGCCAAGCTCGCCAAGGCTTGCCTGACGTAAGCCTAATGTGCCCAATAGTTCGCCTTGTTGCTGAACTCGGGCTAATTCATTTGCGGCCGCTTGTTGTGCCTGCATAAAGTTTTGCGCTTGTGATTGAGCAAGAGCCGCGGCACGATTGCGGTCAATCTCGTTTTGCGCTACCTGCGCTCGGGATCCGCCAAAAGCTCCTGCCCCTACGGCCTGCCCTGCCGCTTGGTTTTGTTGAATATCAAAAGACCGGTTGATTTCAGCTTGAACTGCATCCTGAAAAGGATTCATGTAGCGTTCAATCATTTCACCCGTTACTTGTTGAGGGCCAGCTAACGACTGATAAGCATCGCCCATCGTATAGCCGCCTTCTGTTAAGTACGGCATAAAGGACCCAATGCCCGCTGATGCGAGGTCCGCGGCGCGTTGCTGAAGGGCTGATTGTTCAGCAATTTGCTGAACGGGAAGCGTAATCGGCCTATCCGCAAGATCTTTTGCGGATTTTAGAAGCCCTAGTTTATAGGCTTCAATCTCGGGGGCTTCGCGAACAATTTCAGTAGTAGTTGCCATTACGCCACCTGTCCTCGTGTTTCAAGGTTACGCATCATCGAATACATGTTGTTGATGCCTTGATTTAAGTTCCCGCCACCTAGACCGCGAACCGCGTCCTTGGTCATGACAAACTCACCCGGCATCAGCAATGCTCGAACGCTGTCTTGGTCTGGGATGCCTTCGTTTGGCATGATGCCGCCATTACGACGTGGATACACTTCGCCGCCTGCCGCCGCCCGCATTTGCGGAGCTTGGTAACGCATAAACGGGTTACTAAAGAGCGTTTGTTGTGGGGTCAAGCCATACTGACTTCCAACAACATACTGACCTTGCGAGTACCGTGGGTCGCGGCCCGCGAGCATAAATTGCTCTGGGTTTTGTGCGACAAGATCAACCCCGGTTTGTTGGAACTCTTCGGCTAATTCGTTTGTTTCTTCTTCTGGCGTTTCAAAGAATCCACCGGCTGTCGCGCCTAAAGTGGCTAGACCTGCGATTGGGGCATAACGGGAGATCATACTTGGAGTCGCTTTTGCAATATTTTCTTGAGCTATTTTATAAGCAACATCATCCGTATAATTTAACCCTTTTAATCGAGCCACTTCCGCTTCAAGTCCGGGAACTGTGTCGGGAACACGCGGATCAAAAAAGTCTAATGCCTTTTGACCATACCCTTTAGCCGTGTCAAGGAGACTTGTTTCTGCTCCAGTGCTACCCGCAGTGCTACCCGCCTGTTCTGCAAAGCTGGCTACACGATCCGGAGTTGGTCCGCCTGTTCCACCGAAGCGGTAGTCGTAACCTACCCCATCCGTGCTAGCACTCCTAGCTCCCTTGAAGCCCGTGTAATTTCGTCCGGTTGGATCAAAGTTGCCAGAAGCGTCTTGAAAATAAGGGTCGTTCATCATTGCAACGTCTGGATCTAAAGACGGAGCTTTACCTCGAATATCAACCGCTTGTGTATATTCTTCCATTGGCGTAGTTCCCGCAAGCTCTTGAGCTTCGCTCACGCCTGCATCAGCACGGCCCGCGGCAATATCATCAGCAATTTGATCGCCCGTTGGAGCGAAGCTTCTGAACGGATCTCCAGCACCTAGCGCCTTTCCTGTCTGACTCAAACGGCCCATTGGGTTTGCCGCCGCTTCTTTAATGCCCTCAGTAAATGTACCGCCGCCAAGCTTGGAAGAAACACCGGAGAACACGGCGCCAGAAACTCCAGAAATCAAAGCTGATTTCAAAGCGTCTTTAATATTACCGCCTTGAATCAAGGTACCAATACCTGATCCGAGGGCCGCGCCATAAATTGCACCAAGCGGGGTCATCGCTAACGCGATTGGAAGAACAACCGGGGCAACTTTTTTCAGTACCTTACCGACTTTGCTTACCGCTTTGCTAACGCCTTTAGCAACGTTAGAAACAGTTTTTCTAACGCCGCGGAAAATTTTCTTCAAAAAGAATTCGGGCATACCCGTGTCTGGGTTAATGGAGTTTGCACTCGATCCAACCACATACCGATCAGGATCTTCAATCCCCATATCGCGCAGGTGGCTGAAAATAGATTCTTTAAGTTCAGGGCTTTGTTCTAATAAGGCCCGTGGTACGAGAAGCTCGCCTGTTTCAGCGTGAACGACTTGATCATCGCCATAACGGCCATAAGATGCCATGCGTTTTGCAATTGGTTCAAAACGCGCAATCCCCGAATCACCAAACTCTTCACGGGCTTCTTCTGCTTCGAGAGCCGCGATCTCTGCATCAGACATTACAAAGTCTGCGATGCCGCCTGCTGGGATCAGTTCTTCTTGAAGTTGTGCCTGTGCCATTAGCCTGCTCCGCCGCCCAGTTGTTCAGGTACTGTTACCTGTATGATTGTACTGCGTTTCTCGGACCCCGTCCAAGGGTTGCCGCAATCCGGGCAGTTCCCCGAAGGGTAAGACAAAATTTCTTCTGGGGTATCAACTTCGTTATCGCAAGAAACGCAACTAACAATGTCTCTGCTAGTTGAAGGTTTCCAACGCGTGCCGTCAGCCATTATCAATACGTTATCATCGCTCATGTTTTATCCTCTGCTCGAACGACTTTTACAAAGCCGTTGTCTTCATATAAATCGCCAACTTCTAAACTGGCAATTGCGTTTACATTTGGCAAACTGTTAATTCCTGTTAACGGATTGCGGACTTCGTTAATTAAGTTTTCCAAAGACCGTGCTAACTGATGCACATAAACGGGGTCGTATTGCGCCGGTGCCGCAGGGAGTAATGGACGTATTGTTTTGATACTCACCGTCTACCATCCGCTCTTGCGTCGAGTCGTGGCGCCCCTAACCGCCACTGCACACCGCTCGTGTCTGATTCAACTTTTAAGGCGAGTTGACGACCACGGGCTCGCATATATAGTTGATTAGTATAATCGTGTGTCCCACCAACTAATGTTTGACGAACAACCGTCCCAGACGCTTCATCATCTATTACGGCTCCGCTAAAGTTTTTTGCAGTGACGGTGAAATCTACTTCAGGGTTGTCCGCAGTAGATCCTCGGAAGGACAGATCCGGGAGCAGTCGTCTTATTAACATAAACTGGTCACCGTCACCAATGTCAAAATCAGACGACGTGATAAATGCTTCTAACGGAGAACCGTCCGCTTCTAATCCGCGCTCATGATCATATATATAGCCATCTGGTCCCGTGGCTTGCGGATAAGAACGTTGCCCCGATGCGCGGTCATTCCAGCAAGTCCGAGCTAATGTCCCGTAATACCACAGGTTTTCTGCATAATTATAAACCACATAACGGTCATTTTCTTCCGATCCGGCTGACGGATAAAACCACCAGACCTCGTTTGCTGAACCAAGAGATCCCGCAAAAATCTTGAAAGATTGCTGTGTATTGATGTCTGAAAAAACATAGTCACGAACAGAACAAGGGATTGGCTGAATTCGACCATCAAACATGTAAAAGTTGCTTTGACCCATCCAGTACACGGTGTCATTAACGCTAAGAGCGGCGTTAGGACCTGCGATTCGGATGTTGTCACCAAGTAGTGCGGTACCGAAGGTAAACGGAGGCCCGATAAACTGTAGCGAGTGTAGGCTGGAGTCTGTCCACACCAAGATTTGTCGTGAAGTACGGACAGCGGTAATAATCTCTGAACCCTGAGATAGCCGTAAATCACCGGCCGTGTTGGTTGCTGTTGGATTCCAATCAGCCGGATTCTCTTGGTCAGAGAAACGAATCAGTAACGGGTCTTGTACTGTCGATCCAATCGGGTTGGCGCCAAATGCAATGACATGCCGGTCAGCTTCTGAAACAAGGGTTTTACGCGCAACGACTGGAACTTCGTTTGCTCCAGATAAAGAAATAAGAGGTATTGCGCGAGTGTTTACACCACTTGTTGCGTCCCAATAATAAATCTGATTATCAGCGTTAACCATAATAAGGTCTTCACCGAAATTGTCCGCAAACCATATACGCAATGTTTCACCCGCCAGTGACGGCACGGCAGAACCCCAAGTAAATCGACCCCATGTTCCCGCTCCCCAGCCCGGTCCAAGAATTGTGGTTGCCAAACCCGTGCTTAATAAATAAAAAGCAGAGGCTTGCCCTTGTTCCGAAAAATCGCCATCGGCCGGATTAGCCAGTTCTAAGGTATAAGTGTCTGTGGTCACAGACGTAATAACGTGCGGAACACTTGAGTTTTCAATATCGGTGTTTAACTGAGAAGTCAGGCCGGAAACGCTTTCAAACTCGACAAAATCTCCGGTAGAAGATCCGTGCGACGGGTCGTGGACCGTGAGCGTTGCATCACCGTTTGTTGCTGAAAAACTAATTGCCATATCAACTCACCGAAACCGTAACTGTACCAACCGAAGATACGATAGGTTGAGTGTACTCTGTAATGTGAATAGAGTCTTCTGCGCTGTAGCTTCGGACATCGACTGTTACATTGCGATTATCATAATCCAGCCAAGTCACTGTGCCGACTTCGCCGGTCATTTGAACAGCCGTTTCAGTAAATGTTTGCGTGGTAACTGCTTCAAGAATACCTAGCTCTGCGGTTGCAGATACGCCTGTTACTTCAAGCACGCCGTCTTCAAACGGTAGACCAAGTTGCACGGTCACCGTGCCGACGAATCCACCAGCATCGACACCTGTTACTCCAAAAGGTAACCAAACGGTCCTTCGGTACGGGGTGATGTCGTACAGGGTCCCCGATTCTTCGAGATATGCTTTTTTCTCGGTGCCGACAAATAAAAAGTCCTGCGAAGCAAGTGTCGTGAAGTCATGAATACCACGGGGAGTACCGTCAAGCGCACTCTGGTTGACCTTTTCCCAACCGCCTAGCTTTTCGACGTAGCCGTAGCGAAAACGGATTTTATCGCCATCGTGCCAGCCGCCTTCGTTCGAGTAGTTAGTCCCTTCTCGATTGATTCCGGGTTTAAAGACGAGCTTGCTTAGGGGCATGAAGATTCCTTTAAGTTAAGCTATGTATGTACCGGAGTCTTTGTAGATCAAAATTGTATCCGCCCCGTCCGTGACTACTGTCGGAGATCCTGTAACTGCGCCTGAGTAGTTTGCTGTGAGCATTCTTAAAATAACTACACCTGAACCACCCGCAGATGCGGCTGGACCATCGTAAGCGGCTCCGCCGCCACCGCCAGTGTTAGGAGAACCCGCAGTCGATGCCGTACCTCCGGATACTGTACTTGCATTACCGCCACCGCCTAAGCCTCCGGGGCCAACACTACCGTTAGAAGCACCACCGCCGCCTCCGGCGTAGTAAACATCAGATCCTGAGACTTCTCCTACGGATTGTGCTGTTGCAATAGTAGACGAGATAATTGTGGAGATAGCTCCAATGCCGCCAGTAGAACCTGCCGTACCTGCCGGGTTTCCTCCGCCTACTGCTCCGGCACCACCGCCTGCACCGCCACCGTTAGTACCAGATGTAGCATTGCCGCCATTATTACCTTGTCCCGCAGTACCTGATCCTCCAAGACCTGCGCTATAACCGCCGCCTCCACCAGATCCACCACTTTTACCGGTTCTTGCGGCACCACCCGCACCACCGCCTCCGCCTCCTACAGCGGTATAGATTGAAAAAACACTGTCTTCACCGTTAGTGCCATCACCGGCGGCTGTATTGGTATCGGCAGTTCCTTGCGCCCCGCCGCCTCCAACAGTAATAACGTATGTAGTGCCTTGGGATAATGACTCATCAGTAAGTGAGCGCATTCCGCCTGCACCACCGCCTCCGCCACCACCGCTTCCTGATCCTGCACCACCCCCGCCTCCTGCGACAAGCAACGCATCAACAGTATAAGTAACTGCTTGCGTACCTACTGTGACCCACTCAGTACCGTTATAGGTTTCTACAACATTTTCGGTAGTGTTTTGACGTATCATTCCCTCAACAGGCGAACTTGGACGTTGAGCAGTCGTGCCCGCAGGCAAATAAACCGCGTCGGTTTTTGAATCAGGGCTAATGCTTGACAGGCCGCGAGCTTTGGTCATGGATTATTCCTCGGTGATTTGAACCCAGTTGGTTGTGTCTTCGTCCCACTCGTACAGATTGCCGTCATCAGGGTGTGCAACAGGTGCTTCCCAGAGACATGATGTTTCGTTCAGAGTCCACGAAGCGTAAGGCTGTGGTGGAATAAATGCGTTGCGTGTTGAGTCATAAGTATAACCCTTACCAGCGTAGTTCTTACGCTCACGGCCCTCGTCCCCTGTAATGACAGATTGATCCGCCGCAGGTTGGTTAGTTGCGGGATCGTAGTAAACACCGCCGCGCATATTGTAGCTGGTCTTTAGCCAACGACCGGGTGAGTCATCAACAAATGTGTCGAAGAATTCTGGTTCGGCAACAATGACCCTAGTCACGATGCCGTCTTGTACTTTTGCAAAATGTGCCATTGCTTGTCTCCTTTACTCCTCAGTGATTTCAACCCAGTTGGTTGTGTCTTCGTCCCAGCGATACATATTACCGTCATCAGGGTATGCAACAGGTGCTTCCCAGAGGCACGATGTTTCGTTCAGTGCCCAGCTTGCGTAAGGCTGTGGTGGAATGAACGCATCACGAGTAGCGTCATAAGTGTATCCGATGCCTGCGTAATTTTTACGAAATGGTGTGCCACCTGATCCGTGTATTCCGCCGTGCGTGTTGTAGCTAGTGCGCTTACAAGCCTGACCACGGAAAGCACCATAGTGCGATTCCCAATCAATCAGTCCGCCTTCCGTATTTCCGGCAATTACCTCGGTTACGACATTGTTTTCATCTAAAAAAGCATAGTGAGCCATTGCTGTTTTCCTACAAGCTAAACTGTATATTGCCAGTTCCAGCGGTAAATGTGGTTATCTTATTCCCGCCTGAAGACGCGGTGCTAAACGTCAAACCGCCGCCCGGGTTAGAAACGCTAATTGTGTCTGAATACTTAATGACCACAACACCCGATCCACCGGCTCCAGAAGTACCTCCACCGGCTCCTGCGCCACCGCCACCGCCACCGGTGTTAGTCGTTCCGCTAGTTGCCGTTCCAGTTGTGGATCCAGCGCCACCTCCGCTACTTGCAGTGCCCGGAGTATCTGCGGCGACACAACCCCCGCCGCCACCACCTGCCCTTGCTACTGAGTCAATAGAGCTTGTTAAACCGGCACCGCCATTACCACCGCCTGAACTTGTCCCCGCGCTTCCATTGCCACCAGCACCGCCGCCACCGCCACCAGCGCCGTTATTGGCAGATGTGTGTCCTGCGCCGCCGTCACCACCTTGGTTAGACGTACCAGAAGCACCGGAAGTATTAGTACCGCCTGCACCACCACCAGATCCACCAGTGTTACCTGTACCGTTAGTACCACCGCCCCCGCCACCAGTAGATGTAATGGTGGAAAATACAGAATTAGTACCATTTTCTCCGACTGCGTCAGAACCGGATCTTGCGGCACCGCCCCCGCCAACAGTAACGGTATATGAGGTGTCTAACGCTAAAGATAAAGTTGATTCCGCTGAAGAATTGTCACCAGAAGTACCAACCGATGTACGATAACCCCCGGCACCACCACCGCCAGCGCCAGCGCCATATCTACCCCCGGAAGCGCCACCAGCAACAACTAAAAAATCTACCGAGATACTACGATTAGGCTCGTCACTAAAATTAACCCAAGAGCTTGAAAATTCGTCATACCATTCCGGCTCAGACGTTGATGTATTAAACCGCACATAACCATCAGCAGGAGACCCCGGACGCTGTGCCGTAGTTCCTGATGGAAGAGCAAAGAATCCTGTAGAGGTGTTGGCTGAGTCAGACACCCCTGTGGCATCAACCGCGCCAGCTTCTAAAGCATCTGATCCAATCTTACTGATCGCCATTAGATCGTCTCCGGCCAGTCATTGATCGGTGCGTTTCCAGCATTGTTACCGTCAGCATCCACAGGAGCGTTGTAGAGAGCCATAAATGCCGCATGATCTGCCGCGCCTGTGATTGCAGTCTCGATGGTATTCGATGCTGTACGCACTGCCGCACGATAAGTTGTTACTTCAGCAGGGACAGTGTATCCCGATACCTCTGCCGCCTTGATGACCATCCAATCAGTCGGAGCAAGCAAGCCGCTAGCAGTCACTTTCGTCTGTGCGATGGCATTGCTCTTGAGTCCTTTGGTGACGATCTGTACACCGTCAGGATCTAGTGCAGGATTGCCGTCCTCGTCTACTTCATTGACATCATCTAATGCCTTTGGAACTCCTGCTGACCAGTAGAAGCGATTGTCGAACGGTACAGGCTGTAAGTCCTGATTCCACACCAGACCTCTAGCGGCTTTTTCGTCTGCTGACCAAGATGACCAGTTCGTTGGATGCTTTACGCCAGAATCGTCAGCCCAACTTCTGCCGACTCTGATTGTGCGTCCATTATATGTCCACATTGTTTCTATCTCCTATCAGCGAGCGTTGCTGTACTTAAACGGGTTTTCGGCAAATGCCATGTAGATGAAGCTGTTTGTTCCATTATCAAAGTTAGAGTTGTTTCTAATTTTAATGCCGTTTGATAATGCATCAACGTACCAAGATGCATCTGCACCGCTGTCTTCTCCTGCGGTTGTATCCCACGCTATTGGCTGTCCTTGTGATCCCATGACGTTGTAGTCCAACCTAGTTGTATCATAGCAATACCAAGAGCCTGTCGTGTTTTTACACTTCACCATGAACAATGCGGGCCTGAAGCCCAAGTAGATAAATGGCCCGTCCGTAGAATTATTTCCCGAAAATGAGCCAAACTTTGAGAAGCCTTCGACACTGTGGAAGCAATAAACTACAAATGTCCTGCCGTTGGTGTTTAGTGTTGAACTACCTATGCTAAAAACAGTGCTTGTTGGTGCAGTGTTTTGAAAGAAAGTTGTGTTTGAATTTTCGGCGTCCGTATTATTGTGTCGCAAGTTTTTACCCGCACCTAACGCACTATGATAGACAAGGTGATCTGTTCCATCTGCATCTCTACGTCTAAAAACAAGCATCTCAGGTGCTTGTGACAGACCGTGAGCAATAGTTCCGTCAGAGCCAGTTCCAGTGTAGGTCACGATACTACAACCACTTGTTGTGTTTGCACTGAGCCTTGTTGCAGGAATTGACCCCGCCAAAGCTGATCCGTAATTTGACCCGTTTACTTTTACACTACCTGCTGTTGGGGTAGCTCCTGCACCTGCACTGTTGTCTACCGTAGGCGCACCACCTAAATTCCAAAGCCATCCTACATAAGTACCACCAGATTGGTTAATTCCTTCTAGCGTATGGCTTGGATCACTACCTTTCTGAACAGTAAACCCATCAGTTGTGTACGCATTAATGTCGCCAAAGTTAGTCCAAGCTGACCCTGCCTGAGTTTTACCTTCAGCCCGTGTGCCATCAGGCGATGGGCCATTAGAAACTAAAGCATTGAACGAACCGACACCACGAACAGCGTCCAATAGCATATGATCACTACCATTGCTCGATCCGTTTCTGCGCTTAACCCAAGAGAAGTCGGGTGTGAAGTTAATGTCCCCTGTTACACCAGAGCCTCCTGCTTGAATAGTGCGTGTTGCGTTGTCGTCTCCAGACCACGTTAGCGTCCCAAAGTAATCCACAGGACTACTACCCTGTGCAGGGTCTATCTCAGGGTCGGGTAGGTTGGCTGTCGAAAGTGCAAGGTGATTTGATGGCGGTGTGTAGGTGAAATCTTGTTGGCCGAAATTGACTCTTCCTGCACCATTTGATGCCCCAGATGAGTTTCCAATCAAAAATGAAACATCACTATCCACAGTTATATTTGCCGATCCAACAGATGTACCATTTTTGTAAAACTCAATAGTATTGGTTGCAGACTCCATATCTAGTGCTATACCAATCACATCATTTGTCGTATAGGTTCCTGATACTGTACTAGATGAAGTTGACCAACCACCGTTGCTAGTCAAGTTTCCTTGTGAAGTATAAACAATGGTTTTAGGGTTTGCTTCTTGGCTTGAGTTCCACCCTTTTGAGTACGGTGCGCCAATACCAACAACAAAATAACCTGCGATAGTTGTTGGAACCATCTCGCAGTACCACTTACCAGAATTAACTGCAAAAGTAGAAACTCTAGCTCCATTTACAGGGGCGATGGTTGCTTCGAGATTACCATTAGATGTGGTAGATGATCCGCCAGTTAGAGGATTCAACGTAGCAAAGTTATTCGTCGGACTATCACTCACATAATCATCTGATGTGATGTTATTCGCAGTCCAGTTGTTACCCTCCCCAGAGCTATCGTTGACGTTACCGTCAAACTCTAGGTGAAACCCATTCGTACCGTAGGTAACCGATGGAGTCTTAGCCACCCACACATTTTCCTTGAATTCCCCGAACGCATCAGCATCGTAGGCTGTACCGTCTGTGAAGTGGACTTCGGCTAGATAGCCGTCTAAGTGATAAGTTCCTATTGAATTAGAAAAGACACCCATCGTGTGCAGTGCGGCACTGTTTATTGCATAATTAGTATCGAATGACCAAGTGCGAGTTTTAGTCAGTGTTATTTCTTCGCCATTAATCCAGATACGACTCCTGTTCGCACCTGTTCCATCAAGAGTATTAAAACGCCAAACAAGATGATACCAAGCTGATGGATCACGAAAGACCGCAACAGATTGATCATATGCCCCAGTTCCGCCTAAGTCAGTGATTAAATTGCCACCACTGCTTTTGTATAAAGCAACACGGCCAGTGCTTGAGCCACCGCTAAAAATAGTCGAGTTGGCTGATATGTTTCCAATCTTAACCCAACCACTCCAAGTCCAAGTCTTTTGGTCACCCGCCGCAAAAGTCCGACTCAGATACGCAGAGTCATTATCGTTAAACCGTAGCGATTGTTCTATCGTCGTAGGATAGAAGTCCGTCGCTTGTCCTGCCGATCCTGCTATGAGGTTGTTGATAAACATTATGAATACGCCAAAGTTACGACAGCGTGAATGGATGTTGATGTGCGAACGATGTAATCAATGCGATCTACCGCAGAGGCGGTTGTAGTTAGCGTAGGAGCAGTACCACCTGCAAAATCCCAGTAAGTGCCAAAAGACAGTGTGCGTGAACCAGTACCGTCCTGTACAACAAAGATCGAACCAGTCTGTCCAACTACCATGTTTGATGGATTTTCAAGGGTCCTGCCACCTCCGAGGGTTACAGTAAAGTTTTGGTTCGCACCAAAATCAGGGGTGATCGAAGCGCCATCAGTCAGTGTCGCAACCTCGACCGCATACCGCCCTTCGAGTTGATCGGATGAAGTTGTTTCGCCAAGCGCCGTGACATCCGAACCTGTGTATATGGATTTGACTAACTTAGCCATTTTTCACCTCAAGCCGTTAAAGAAATATTGTCTTCTGCACCGCTTGCGTCAAAGAAGGGGACCTGCTGTAACGCATTTAACGGTATTGTATCAAGAGTTGAATCCGCCTTGTAGAACGGAACAACCATCGTGTTCGAGTAGTTTGCCAGATTCGCTACTGAAAAAAGTTCATAAGCGACTATTTCAACAACGTCATCGGCACTCGCGCCTGTGGTCAAAACCACCGAAGTACCCGTTCCCGCCGTATAGTCCGTGCCCGCAACCAAAGACACTCCGTTTAAGTACACATCCGTGTACTTTGAATCTGCGTACTTGAGCGTCTGACCATTATCATCAGATCCAGAAAACGATGTTTGACTTGCTGTCGCCGTAAAGTAGAAGCGATTTCGGATTCCGAACCCCGGTGCTTTGCCGATATAGCTCATGGCTTTGGATACTCCGCTTTAACAGCCGCGATGGTTTCTTTCCATGCGTCAATGCCTTCATGGTAAATCTGATCCAGTTGCTCTGCGATGGATGGGTAGGCTTTCTTGCGATCCAGTTTGTATGGTGCATTGGCTTCATCGTATGCCGCTTGGAGTTCTGCTACCTTGGCATCAAATTCTTCTTTGGTTGGCTTGGTCACACCGTCCTGAATAACAATGGCGTGTTCCCAACACATACGCTGATCGTTTGGAATTGTGTTCCCGTCTGCGTCAACCTTTGCCCATCCATACCAGTTAGGAGTGTCAGGACGCAGGGCTTTCAGAGCTTGTTGTACAAAGTCCGTCATACTTCCGCTACCTTAAATGTGCTAAATCCTGTTGCCGACCTGTCAGTCGCCCCAATGAACTCAGTTCCACTTCCTGCCGCTGTATCCATTACAAATCTAATTTTTTGATTAGCCGTATCCGTTATTTTGAACATAAACACACCGGAAGAATTTGATCTGTAATTTGTAGTTGGAACGGTACTCCGAGATTCTACTGCATCGGAATAAGTTGAGTTGTTACTTGTATATTGTAAAACCATACAAATATACTGCGTATTCGCATTGGTTCTGTTGCCTTCAGCAAAAAAGTTAATCCACCAATAACCCGTAGACGGGAAAGTAAATACTCCAGAACTTTGCGACAATCCAGTTCCCAAAACAACAAAGCCGTCAGTATCAACTTGTTCCCAGTTAGTGGATATCACAGCCCCATTAGCCGCTGATGTTGTTGTGGATATTCTCCAAGAATCAGCTTCAGTAATCCCAAGCGATCCAGTGATCTGGCTGGACGGGATAGATGACGCACTCGTCAACACCGTCCCCGTCTCATCCGGCAGAGTCAGTGTGCGGTTAGTTGCTGTGTCTGTACCTGTGACGGTATAAGTCCCGCCAGAAGAAACGTCTACTTTTAAGTCACCGCTGGTGCTTACATTTCCGCTAAAAGTACCGGACGTTGCTTCCAGCGCAGTGCCCGAAGGATGCGTGATCGTAGAAACAGGAGTGCCTGAGTTCACAACATAAATGTTATCTGTGCCTGTGACCGGTGCCGCTGTGAATGTTAGTGTGGTTCCAGACACCGTATAAGCATCTGTTGGCTCCTGCCTTACGTTTTCAACAAAGACCTGTACGCCGTTTGTTGTCGCAGGATTAGTAAGGGTAAATGCTGTGGTACTGCCGTTACCAGAAAAAGTGTCTTTGGTAATCGCAGTAAAACTGTCGGCAGGTGTGTTACCAAAATAAGCCATTAGGTGATCTCCAGAATCGACATAATCGCATCAACAGATGACGCAGTGTCGGACTTAACCTTAATGCTGTCGTTTGTTGTTAAAACCACTTTCTGATCGCCGCCCACAATAACGAGCGATGACCCAGCAGGGACAGGCGCGTCTTTTACAATGTAAGTGTCGTTTGAGCCGTCGTTCAGTGTGGCATCCACAAGAACCTGAGAAGCTGTCCTGTTTGCGACAGTCAAACCAATGACTGTGACATCCGTAGAAGACCCCACCGTGTACGAGCCAACAGCCGTCAGTGAAGTGCCGATGCTCCGAGAAAGTTTGCGTGTAAAGGTATTTGCCATTTATCTCACCCTAGTGCAATTGCCAGTGCCACGGCTGTACCAGCAGGTTCGGCACCTAAGTTAGTTAATGCGGCGGAAGCTGTACTCGCTCCGGTCCCGCCATCCGCGATAGCGAGGTCTGTAATTCCTGTCACACTGCCGCCTGTCACCTTGATCGAGGATGAGGCAAGGTTGGCTGTGAAATCTGAGACCGCGGCACCCGCTCCCGCGCCATCGCAATAAATAATCTTTGTGTCGCCATTGGCTACTGTGACGTTGGCTCCAGACCCCTGACTAAATATCGCAGATTGACCTGAGTTATTGTAAACCATGTAGATCTTTTGCGCGTCATTTGGAGAGACGGTGATCGTGTTTGTTCCAGATGGGGAACCACCTAAAACTAAAGTCTTAAACATACCGTCGGTTAACGTACCGTCGGTTGTTGATAACGTGTGAGTCGTCCCAGATAGTGTAATATTGCCCACGCCGTTAAGAGCACGGTCCACAATCTGTAGGTTTGTGTTTGTTGTTGCACCCCAAGTTCCGGACTGTTCGCCCGTAGCGATTAGCTCAATTCCGGTGTTTGTGGTATATGTGCTCGCCATTTAGTTCTCCTATGCGGCGTCTTCCCAACCCGGTGTTTGAGAAGGTGTTACGCCTGTCCAACTCGGTGTTTGACTCGGTGTCTCTTCAGACCAACTCGGAAGTTGATCCGGCACAACCTCACCCCACACAAAGACATTGCCTACCTGCGCGGATAGACTTTCACCCGTTAAGGATACATTAGCTGTTCCTGTAATGGAAACAGTACCTACACTACCCGTAACAGGAAGTCCAGTGGTCGGAACATTGGCGTCGCCGCTAATCTCCGGCGTTCCTACTTCGCCGGTTGCATCCACTCCTGTTGGGAATACATTGGCATCCGCCGTAACAATTACCGCTTGTACAAATCCACTGTTTGTAAATGTAGTAGAGCCGTTACCCCCGTCAAAATGCAATAAAACAGGGGTATCTTCAATTTCTGTGTATGCCGAAGTTGGCGGGCTAAAATCGTTTCCGTCATATCTGTCTACCGCAGATACACGAAGTTCGTCTACATATCCTTCCCAAGTATTGGAGCCGTTAAAATCTGAACCGACGTGTATAGTTGCCGCGGTAGCCGTTGTTCCAAAAAGCGTACTGTCTACTTTAACGCCATCTACAAAAACTGAGTAAGTGTTACCGAAAGGATCACCTCTGGTAACAGCAATGTGAACCCAAGTATTTGCTGAAAACACGCCATTTACATTAAATAGCGTTCCGTTTGCTCGAATAACTAACAGATTATCTGTTGCTTGGCGAAGAGCTAACGCATTGTTAGATGTGGAATCCCTAGAGTCAAAGAACACCGCATCTTGCGTTCCACTGGTTGGTCTGACCCACATATCTATTGTAAAAGGATCACTTCCAAGGTTGTATGTTTCTTGAGACTCTAAATAATCTCCGGTGCCGTCTAAAAGTAAACTTGCCCCGCCAAACTTTGACTGAGCCGTAGATATTTGAGCATCCCCAAAACCAGAGAACGAAATTGGCGCTGGGAGAATAACAGAAGCAGATACACCGGTAACCGAGGCAGTTATTCCAATACCTACCTCAACGGTGCCGACCTGACCAGTAGCCGATAGCCCTGTTTGTGGAACATTAACG